ACAATAATTTCTGTATATGATATACTAGTTATAGTTAGAAATGAGATAAAAACATTTCTAAAAAATAAAATAAAAATAATTTAACAAATCGCTTGACAAGTATTTTAAGAAATGCTATAATAGACTTAGTTAAAATAAAGGATAAAGAAAACATGAAAACATTATTAAAAATTAAAAAAGAGATGCTAGATAGAGGGTTTAGCTTTCGATATGTGAAAATTAAACGAGATAAAGAAACAAACACTATCTGGGTATATACTAACAATCAGGAGGAATTTGAAGAGTATGCAAAAGCATTGTCCGAGGTTGCTGAGATCCCGTTATCAAATATCATGAAAGGAGAACAATTCTAATGCTAAATATTAAAACTTTTATGGATTCAGATGATGGGAAAATCACTTGGTTTGCAAGCCGTTTACTTGCTTGTATTTCAAAACGCTATAAAGGTGGAAAAGAGTTTGTAAAGAATACACCAACACCAAGACACGAAACTTTCAGGGTTTATTATAAAGGTGACAAGGATTTATTTGTGGCAATTCTACCAGTTTGTGCTTTGGATAATGATGGGGTTGTGTTTAGAAAATAATTTACTTTCTTATCAAGTTTATCACTTGCTTTCTATTTGAAAATGTGGTAAACTTAAATAAGAAAATAAATAATACTTATTTTCTTAAATGTAAAAAGCAAATTTTAAGGAAAGGAGAAAAAGAAAAGTTGACTGATACACCTATCAAGTGCTCTTTCAACGCTACTCAGGTAACTTTCAATTTATATAAGAATGAAGATGGCAACGTGACGATCACAACTGAACAAGTGACAATTAACCAACGGCGCCAACTCCCTTATATTGAGCGTTATCTGAAAGAACGTTTTACGGGCTACCTCACTATTGAGGTGGTAGATTACGAATATAAAAGCTATACCGCTTCTATCCCGTTTGCTACCGCTTTGGAATATGCAGAGGAATAACAAGCGGAAGGGGTGTGAGTAAATGGCTTTAACACCAAAACAAAGGAAGGTACAACGTGACTATTTAACGAGAAAGAAAAGGACACTACAAAGACAGGGCGCATCTAATGCTGAAATTAAGGCGTTTATGGGTGGGCGTTGGGATTTCGCTGGAATGAGTGATAAGGCGCTAGAACGAGCCTACAACGAAGTTAAGGGCAAAGGGCGTACACAAGTTTTCGGAAACCATGTATACACAAGCGACTATGTGAAGAAGGCTAAAGCGTGGTATGGCGATAAGTTTTCAGTTGAAAAACTTACGCAAGGTTTTCGCAGTTCTCAACGGTCTGACCTTAACCGCTTTCATTCTGCTAAAGAGGTGAAAGATTACCGTGCCCAACGTGATAGAGAGGCTAAGGAGCGCTATATAGCAGCCCTTGAAGAAATGCATTACAATACCCGAGAGGCTGGAAATAAGGCGCAAGAAAAAGCCTTTAAAAGCATGATTTCACGAATCAGGCGAATGAGTGCCAGCAACTTTGGCGCATTTCTAACGGGTGGCGCATCTGATAAAGTTTCTTTTGACAACGTTATGGTATTTGTGGACACAGACGGTAAAGACACGGCTTTTGAGTTCCAAGATAGCCTTGCCCGTGAAATCCTTGACAACGTGGATAAGTTTTCCAAGCAATTTGTTTCTGATATGAGAAGAAGGAAGAAACGGGGCAAGAAGTGACTTGTTACTATGCTGGAGACTTTGAAACCACTACTAATGAGGAAGAGACAGAAGTATGGCTTTCTTGTTTCGCAAAAGTTATTGACTATGACAAGCTAGAGAATTTCAAGGTAAACACAAGCCTAGAGGACTTTCTGAAATCGCTCTATCTTGACCTAGACAAGACTTACACGGAAACAGGGGAAGATGAATATATCATTTTCTTTCACAATCTAAAATTTGATGGCTCTTTCTTGCTATCTTTCTTTTTAAGTCATGATATAGAGTGTACTTACTTTATCAATGATATGGGCGTGTGGTATTCTATCACACTGGAGTTTCCAGACTTTACCCTAACTTTTAGAGATAGTTTGAAAATTTTGAACTTTTCAATCGCTACAATGGCTGGACTTTTCAAAATGCCAATCGCAAAAGGTACAACACCCTTGCTAAAGCATAAGCCAGAAGAGATAAAGCCAGAATGGATTGATTACATCCATATAGACGTAGCTATTTTGGCGCGTGGGATCTTTGCCATGTATTATGAAGAGAATTTTTCTAAGTATACATCAGCAAGCGAGGCGCTGACAGAATTTAAACGGATTTTCAAAAAGTCAAAAAGGAAGTTTAGAGACTTTTTCCCTATCCTAGACGAAAAGGTGGACGACTTTTGTCGTAAGGCTTACCGTGGGGGCTGGACGTTCGCCAACCCTAAAACACAGGGGCGCACGCTTAAACAACTAATAGATATCTATGATATTAATAGTATGTACCCAGCGACTATGCTACAAAATGCCCTTCCTATTGGCGTACCTAAACGCTATAAGGGTAAACCCAAAGTGATAAAGGAAGACCACTATTATATCTATCATATCAAAGCGGACTTTGATTTAAAAAAGGGGTGCCTTCCAACTATCCAGATAAAGCGTAAACTGGATGCCTTAAGAATTGGAGTCCGCACCAGCGATTATGTGACAACCTCTAAAAACGAGGTTATAGATTTATACTTAACAAATTTTGACCTTGATTTATTTTTGAAACATTATGATAGTTCTATCATGTATGTTGAAACACTAGAATTTCAGACAGAATCAGGCTTATTTGATGACTATATTACAGAATACAGATATAAAAAAGAAAACGCACAAAGCCCAGCAGAAAAGCAAAAAGCTAAGATTATGCTAAACTCACTCTATGGGAAATTTGGTGCTAAAATCATATCTGTTAAGAAAATAGCCTATCTGGACGATAAGGACATACTACGCTTTAAAAACGACGACGAGGAAGAAGTACAACCCGTATATGCACCTGTGGCGCTTTTCGTGACCTCAATTGCCCGTCACTTTATCATATCCAACGCACAAGAGAACTATGATAATTTCTTATATGCTGACACCGATAGCTTGCATCTTTTCCATTCTGACAGTCTTGTCCTAGATATAGACCCGTCAGAGTTCGGTAAGTGGGCACATGAAGGGCGAGCCGTAAAGGCAAAATATCTACGCTCTAAGCTATACATAGAGGAATTGATACAAGAAGACGGATCCACACACCTAGACGTCAAGGGCGCTGGAATGACCCCAGAGATTAAAGAAAAAATCACTTTTGAAAATTTCGTTATTGGGGCGACGTTCGAGGGCAAGCGTGCTAGTAAACAAATAAAGGGGGGTACCTTAATTTATGAAACGACTTTCAAAATCAGAGAAACAGATTATTTGGTTTGATGCCTTTATATTATCCGTTTACCGCTCCTTTTTCAAAAAGTTATTACACACCCAACAAGTCAAGAATAAAAAAGGGTACTACTTTCAAAAATCTAGTAACGCACCTAAAAACACTATCTTTCTAAAATCATTTTTAAAAGCAAACTATGCCTATGAAGATTTTGATTACATCATGGAATTATACAAATTTGTTTCGACTGAGTTTGAAAAACTCAGCATAAATGCTTTTTACAACTTATGCAACTATTTAGATGAAAAACAAATCTATCATTTATCATCTAATGCTCTTTATGACTGTTACGAAAAATCTAAAAATCGTCAAAACGATTTAGAAAATCTTAATACAGTTATCACGCCTTTAAAATTTTTAAAATCAACAAATGGAGAATAAACAAAATGGCTAAAAAACAAGCAAACCATGAAAATTTTGATACAGTAGTAGCACAAGCAACAATTACAGCAACATCCAACAAGTCAGACGGCAAGTACAAACAGAAAAAAACTACAAAAGCAGTCTACCTAGTACCAGCAACAGAAGAAGATGCGCAAAAGCTGATTGATTTTGGTTTACAACTTTACACACCCGATACAGAAAAAGACCCAGAGGCGCGCCCTTACTTTATCGTGAAGGCAACCGAAAATGTGAAAATTTTTACAAGTGAAACCGATTTTGAAGAAGTGAACTTTGGAATTTCTTATGACGACGTGAACCAAGAAACAGGTGAAATCACAACTAAGAAGACACCTAACTATAAAACAGAAATCCCAGTCCATGTTGCGATCATGTTTGTTGAAGGCGGTGACAACGGTAACGACTTTTTCCGCCTTAACGCCCTCATGATGGAGGACATTACAACCCTTGAAGAAGTGCAACCCGTGAACCCGTTTGCTGGATTGTTTGGAAAATAAAAAGCGCCTTCCCGATTGGGAAAGCGCCAATTATAAAGCGTTTTTCATGGCTTAAAAAGTCAGTTGGTTAGAATGACTTGCACCAGTAAGCACCCCTTAGGGTGTAACCATCTTACTAGCACTAGTTAAGCCTTGAAAAGCCTTACAAGTTTATAGTATCACACTTGCAATATTTTGTCAAGTGTGCTATACTTTTGGTAAAAATTGAAAGGGGGAGGGCTATGACCTCACAAGAATGTTTGGAAATTCTAAACAATGCAGTTTCTAAAGTTGGAAACGATGAAGAAATTGAAAGCCTAACGGCTGACTTAATGGATATTAAGGCGTTCGTTGGGGAAGTTGACTTGTCTATCAGCGTGTTAAATGAAGACGTTGAGCGCTTGAACACGAAAAACGGTGAATTACGTTCGGCGAATAACGAGCTATATCGTCGCCTTGGAAAACAAGACGAAATCATGAAACAAGCACAGGAAGACATGAGCATTGTCTCAGCAATTAATGCGATCGTTTAAAAGAAAGGAAAAAAGAAGATGAAACCATTTTCAAATTCAATTAATTGGTACCCTAACAACGTACTAGATGCCTTGAAGGATGAACCTGAAACCGTGGCAGAAGTCACACCGCCAGCAACTATGCCAGCTGACACACCAGCCCAAGAAGTGCCAAACTACCCAGCACAAGCCCCAGCAAGTGAAGTTGAGGGCGTGGAAATGAATATCGACCACGAAAACGTGATTGAGGAAGGAGAAGAATAAAAATGGCAAATAAAATTACAAGCTATTTATCAAAAGCATCAGGGAAAAATATTTCAAACATTGACCTCTTGAACTCTATCCGTATGCGTGCCACACCAGACTATCAAGCAGACATCCCAGTCCTTGAAGGTGGGCGCATTAACCATGCGACAGTACCTTATCAGGATTTTGAAAAGCACGCAAACGAGTTCTTTTCTCATCTTGTAAACCGTATCGGGTCAACCGTTATCAAGGCGCTTACTTATGAGAACCCCCTAGCGATTTTCAAATCTGAAACCTTTGAATTTGGGGACACTCTCCAAGAAATTTATGTGCATCCAGCTGAAAAGAAAAGCTATGATGCTAAGTCAGATATCAGTCCGTTTAAGTTCGCTGACACAGATATCGAAGTTTTCTATCACACGCTTAACAACGAAAACTATTATGAACGCACTTTCGAACGTGCATGGATCCAGAAGGCTTTCGTTTCGGACATGGCTTTTGATGAATTTATTGATAAAATGTTTACATCTTTGCTATCATCTGATACACTGGACGAGTACCAAGCCGTTAAAGGTGTACTTGAGAAATCACTTGCTGAAGTCTCTTACACGGACTTGAAGGGTGTAAACAAGAAAATCACTGTATCAGGAACCAAGATTGATGAATCTAAACAAGATTTTGTCGTAGATTTCAACCAGTCACTAATCAACCAGTCTAAACGCTTTACAATCCCAAGCCGTACATCCTTTAACAACCCTGTCGGAGTTCCTAACATGACGGCAATCGAAGACCAATACCTTGTTATTTCGGCTGAGTTTTCTACTCACTTGGATATGCTATTGGCGAATGCCTTTAACATGGACAAGGCAAGCGTGCTTGCAAGAACTATTGTGGTTGACGACTTTGAAAAATTTACAGGTGAAGGTGTAAACAATGGACGTAAACCAGTCGCTTTCTTGATTTCGGCTAAGTCTATCATTAATAAGGATAAGTTGGTGCATATGGAGTCAATCCGTAACCCTCGGAACATGACCTATAATTATTTTTATCACCATCACTATATGACAAGTTTGTCATTGTTTGAAAATATCCATTATTGGTATACAGAGGGAGCCGAATAGGCGCACCGAGGGCGGGCAAAAGCCCGCCTTTTTTCTAATTTGAAAGGAGACTAGATGAGTTACAAGAATTTCAAGAAACATCTTGGAAAGATTGAACTGAATAAGGAAACCGTAGAGCGGAACAGGACAGCCTTCTTTGAGTTTTATTTTAACTATTTTTATAATATAGTAGTCAATTATTTCACATGGGAAAACTTGCCGAACGATATCGACGAACTTTTTTTGGAACGAAAACTAATTGAAAACGGACACGTTTCATTTTTTCATGATGATATAATCGGTTATGTTGCACAAGGTGGAACACGTGGCGAACGATTGAACCATTACGACCAGCCCTTGACTTACCAGCCCGTTAATGCCTCAAGCGTGAACCATTTTAAACAAATGGAAATCGCCTATACCGAGAATGATTTTCGGGTTATTGATGAGTTACACAAGGACAAAGATGCTAAAATCAAAAAGCCTTGTATCGTTATCCCCAATAATAATTTTTATGAGCCTTATATCGGCTATCTGGAATTATTCTGCGAAAAATTAGCAGATATTGAGTTGACTATCCAATTAAATAGAAATGCCCAGATAACGCCTTATTTTATCTTTGTAGATAATACCAATGTTTTATCTATGAAGAATATTTTCAATAAAATTGCCAATTTTGAACCCGTGGTTTATTTGAACAAGCAGAAAGACCAAGACGGGCAAGATAGCTTTAAGCAGTTGTCTGACTATATCCAAGTATTTCGGACGGATGCACCCTTCTTGCTAGACAAGCTACATGATGAAAAGTTAAGGGTTATGAATCAACTGCTGACCTTTATCGGAATCAATAACAATCCATCAGATAAAAAAGAGCGTTTGGTAGTATCAGAGGCAATTTCTAATAATGGGGTTATCTCTGCTAATATAGAAGTCGGTTGGAAGTCAAGACGGAAAGCGGTTGACCTTATTAATAAATGCTATGGGCTACAAATTTCAGTCAAGCCAGCTGAAACCATCCAGCAATTTAACCTTGACAGGGTGGCGCTTGATTTAGCAGAACAGGAGGGAACGATCATTGACCCAGATTAACACAACGGCAACGATAGCAACGTTTCTAAAATCCAGATACAGGAATCCAACAACTGGAAAGCTTGACGGCTTGGCAGTGGATGAAAATGGCGACTTTCTGCACTATAACACCATCATAGACCAAACCTATGACGAACTTTTCAAGGATATGGATTTAGTGAACGGAGTTTCAGACAATTTCAAAAAGGAGTTTTGCAAACACTTTTACAACAGAGAAATTGGCTTGGAGACTTTTGCAAGGTTCCAGATTGCACTTGAAGAAGTTTTGAATAATGAGTGTTTCAACTTGTTTAAATACCTTGCTGAAATCAGAAATAAGGCTATCAAGGAATTAAACCAGTCTATGAATATTGATACAGTTGGAAACCAGAAAGCAGACGGACAAGCCTTGCAGATAGCAAACACCACACCACAAGAGCGCAAAGAAATTATTTTCACGGATCGTTATGGCGTGATAGAGTATGCGGATAACTTGGTAGAAAATCACCAGAAAAATAACGCTGACACGAAAAGCAACGTTTCAGGGTGGAGCGGTTCCAGTCTTGCTGAACGCTTACAAAATAACGCTGAGTTGAAGGATATCCAGTTTCAGATTTTCAACATATGCGACAAGCTATTTTTACAAGTTTTCTAGGAGGTAAAAAGATTGAAAGATTTATCAAACGCTAAAATACTAAAATATGATAGTATGTTAGAAGAAGTTACGCTTTTCAACTTTCAAGACTTTATCTATTCGGATGATGGCTTATACTATATCCACCTAGAAAGCAAGCGACTTGGAGACTTGTCTAAATTGTGGATAAAATTAAAGCCTATCAGCTATCACTTTGAGAGCATCGAAAATCAGACTTTTTGGAGCATCCGCAAAAGCTACCAGCCTTTACAATCTACAAAAGCCTTGCTATATATCCGCTTTAAGATTGTGGGCGCATATTATAGCTTTGAAAAACTAACCAGCAAAAGCAAGCTAAAAGGGTTTGGTAGAGTAATAGATGATAATAACTATTTCTCACGGATCCCCTTGGTTAATGAGGTGGTGCATTGGGATAATGGGGTTATCGTAACACCTAACTATCAAATGGCTATCACAGGGCTAAAAGAAAGACGGATTGACATTGACGGTCAGAGCCTTCTTGAAGATTGGGCAACCTTTAAAATTAAGGTTGACAATGACAGGAAGGGAGTGCCAAGGACGGTCATGACAGCCGAAAGAGGACATGAAAGACTATGATTATTATCAACTTATTGCAAACCCCTGACACACTTAAAATTGAAGTGACTGGACACGGAGACGATAAAGACCAGTCATGCGCCCGTGTTTCTACCGTTTGCGACTGTATTTTCTTGGGATTTAAAGACCATATAGATAAATATGAGAAACACAATGGATATACACTTTTAATTGCTAACAGGAAGAAACTAGGGCGTAAGGGGGTTCTACTCTTACGCTATCTAAACTATTTTGAAACCTTAACAGAACTCTATCCCAACTCAATTAAAATTGAAACAAAAATAGAAGGAGAATCAGAAAATGGCAAAGACAACGAAACAAACTAGAGGCATCCACTCATGGATCAAGTTCCAAAAACACCAAGGCGTGGAAAGCCTTACAATCCAAGGTAAGGATGCACTAGCTGACTTGTCGCAAGATAAAAATGGAGATACAAACCTTATCTTAAACGCTGACAAGGACAAAGTGAACGCAGTAGCCTCAAGCGTTCCATATCTTGGTATTTCTCACACTACCACAGGAACAGCACCGAACCAAGAGAAGACGGCAACCATTAGCCAAGACCTAACACAGTTTCCGCTATCTGGTGGGGAATTGGTAACGGTTACAAAAGAAACAGATAGCTTAACAATACATGATGAAAAGGTTAAAGAATTTGTAACCAATGCTATTTCAGAGGTATTAAGTAAAGTTCCTATCACAGTTGCTTATTATGGTGGACTTATCAACCAATTTGATAGACAAGAAACAAATATCAGCTTTCAGAATGATGAAGGTTTTAACCATTATTTAATGGTTACGGTTATTGATAAAAACAATGTTGTATCACAATTTAAATTTGCAAGAGAAGATTTTGTAGATGCTGATAAACCTTACAAGATTGTAAATGATTTTGTGATTAGTGTTAAAGCTGAATTGACAGATGATAAGTACCTAGTCTTAATCTTTAACACTCATGGTCCAATGGATACATTTGAATATCAAATTATGTATGAATGGTTTACAAATTATGAAAGCACATCTATTGACACTGCTTACCAAGAAAAACGTATTCGTATTAAGCACAGCGAACAGTCAGAGTATTTTGAAGGTTATAAAAACCCGTTAAATTATGAACCTAACGTTCCTTTAACATATATTCCAAACACACCAAGTGAAACACCAAGCAATCCGCCAGAGTTGCCGAATGTAACTTTCCCAACGGCATCAACTAGCCCAACACCTGAAACGGCTGGAAACATTCCGCAACCTTTACCCGAAGAATCTCACTAAAATAAGGAAGGGTTTAAAATATGAATCCAGAAGAATTTCGTGATGAGTTTTTTAGAAATTATCGGGGGCGTTATTCGTCGTACTGGGTTGAAAGGTGGGGGCTTATCCCTTCCATCCCTACCAGTTTCGATAATGCCAACTCTATCTATGAACTCTTAGCATGGTTACAACGAGCTTTCAAACAGTTGCTTGATGATTCCGTGGCGCTGGAAAGTGAGTTGGAAGACTATAAAAATGCCCTAACTGAACTCTTAGAGCAGTTGGTGCCCCTTCTCATTCGTCGCTATATGAAAAGCCAAGAGGCTGATGACTGGTTTAACAAAAAGGCTGATATCTACTATAACAAGATTATTAAACCTTACATTGATGGCGAAATCTTAAAGGTTGAAAAGAAGATTGCAGCCTTAGAGAAAAAGCTAGATGATGAAGTTAAGCGACTTGATGGACGAATTGATGCCTTAAACACTAAGCTAGAAAAGGAAATCAAGAAACTTGATGATCGTATCACTAAGGAAGTTGAAACCCTTAACAACCGCATCACAACTGAAAACAACGCCTTAAAAGAGCAAATCCAAGCCCTTAAAGATAAAAACAACGGGCTAGAAACCGCCTTAAGAAAAATCATTGAAAATCTTGAAGGCTCAGGCGCTTGGAGTGGTGGCTTAACGGGTGGATTTACTCAAGGGCGAAACCTCGCAACAGGTAACATCAATATCTTTGGGGGTACGCCAGACGGCGCCAGCTTTATCCGAACTAATAGCGGTAGTACGGAAAATGACTTGTCTGGAGGTATCTAATGTCTTTAGAATTACGATTTTCCACATCCTCAAGCGCTGTTACAGAGGATTTTGGAACAGGGGAACCGCCTTGGCTTAATGACTTAAGCCAAGCGTGGTCATTCTCAAGCAATGACACAGACTACGGCTACTCTAAGAACGGAAACACCGCTTACATCCAATACGGTCAAGAAACCTCAATCTGGGCAAGTAACCGTTTTTGGGCACAATCAGTTGAAGTCATAGACCAGAGAACAAACGCTGACAACTCCATCACGGCAACCGTTAAGGTGCAAGCCCTTTTCTGGAAATCAAGAAGGGTCACAAATAACGCTGGGTATCCAGTAGAATATACCATAAGCGTGAACGGGTCAACCATCTGGACATACTCAGGGCAAACAACTGACACGATTTCAAAAGACAACAGTAGCGCCCAAACCTTTAGCGTAACTATACCAGCCGAAGAGCGCTCAAGTGCCAGCGCCTTGCATATAGAGGTAAGTTATCCACAGGGGCAGTATGATAATAATTCTTTCTATGTTGGATTATTCTTATATAATACCAACAAAAAGAGTTTTAAACCGTGGGCGATCCGTAAGAGCGGAATCTTTAAGACCTTAAACCGTGCCAGCGGTTTCTTTAAACAGAGGAAATCGGGTTGGCAAGATATCAGCGCCCAACCAGCGAACGCAGTCGGGAAACCCGTATCAGCACCCCATAGGGTCAGAAAAAACGGGGAATGGTTGGGGCAAGGTCAAATAGGACAGGAATAAGGGAGGGTTTTCGCCCTCCTATTTTTAAAGGAGTATAAGATGAAGGAAACAACCAAAATATGGCTATATGCCAAAAGCCCTTTTAAAAATGACTATGCCAATGTTATCAATTTTGAGACCAAGGAAAGCATGGAAAACTTTTTCACAAAGACAAATCCGCATATTGAAATTGTGTATGAATATGATAAATTTCAGTATACACAGAGAAACGGTTCTATCGTAGTATCTGGACGGGTGGAGAAATATGAAAGCGTGACTTATATGCGCTTTATCAACAACGGGCGCACCTACTACGCCTTTGTGTTTGACGTGGTATATTTGAATGAAGATGCTACGAGAATTATCTATGAGGTGGACGTGTGGAACACCTACCAACACGAACTCAAGGAGTTAAACGTGATAGGTCAGGTAGAGCAACAAACCTTGCCAAACGAGTTATGGGCGTTGAAAGACAGTCAGCAAGGGTTCTCAGTCGGTACCAAGTATGCGACAAAAGCTGGAGAGGTTGGAATCACGACAGAGTGGCTTGTAGTCGTCGCTAAACCTACAATTAAGATGACGACTAAAACACCTAGACCAACGACTATGAGTTTTTCAGGAATGCAGAAGACTTTCAAATACTTTTTTATCCCCGTAGACTTGAAAACGGGCGCATCTAAGCCCTTTATTTTAAGGGGCAAGAAATATGATAGTTTTTACCTTACCAATCTATATAAGCACCTTTTTGGCTTACGTCAGGACGGGTCAAGCACAGTCAACCAAATTGTGAATATGTACTTAAGCCGTGATATTGGGGTAAGATACAAGGAGACAACCGAGGGCGACAAGACCTATATAGAAATCTTGTCAAATATCACTGGTGAGGTTGCTGAAATCGGGCGCAAAAGCCAGCGAAATTATCGAAGTTCTGGAAGTTCTTCAAGTGGTGGAAGTACCAGCACCAACGAGGACGGTGATATCTCAACAGAGGAAAGCCGTGTAAGATTGGTTACTAGAATCATCAAGAAACTAGTGCCTGATGCTACGGCTGAAGGGATTGCTGGAATCATTGGCAATTTCTCAGCGGAAAGCAATGTGACGGCTAAAAAATATGAAGCAGATTATGCGACGGGTTACGAATACGAGAAAATGGAATCGGATCCAACTGCTGAAAATCTTATGGGAAACTGGGGCGCTTTTGCTGGATTGTATACCATTTCACTAAACGAACCAGGGTACAGAGGGAGCGACGGCAAGCACTGGATAGGAATCGGAATCGGTCAGTGGACAGGCCCAAGGGCGGAAAGTCTTTTCAATTATGCGAGGGAGAAAGGGAAATCCATGTGGGATTTTAACCTTCAATTTCAGTTCATGAATGAAGAGAGCAGAGCCGAAACCTTTAGACGAGTAGCCAGTTCAACCGCAAGCGCCAGCACAAACGCCAGCGATTTCATGAATAACTGGGAAGGCGTGGACTACAAGCAAGCAGAACGCAGAGAGCAAGCGGATGCGTGGCTTTCAACGGTGCAAGATGAATTACAGAAAGGATAGTTATGGTAGAGGCTAAGGAAACTCAAAAGGCTTTAAATGAAATCAAGTCACGGGTGGGAACGAGCGTCGGAAACGGGCAATGCTACGGACTAGTGGCGCTTTATTCTCAACTGCTTGGCGGTTGTGACATTGGGGGAGGTATCAACACCCCCAACCCCAACGGCAACGGGCGACAAGCCAGCGGAAGTGACACACAGAGGGGAATGAGTGCATCTAATATTGGCGGTGACTACGACTGGGAGGCGCTAGGCTGGAAGGTACGCTTTGACCCATCTTGGGCTGATTTAAGGGTGGGGTGCATTGTCAATTATAAGCCTACTGGTAGCAATATATGGGGTCATGCATCCGTTATCTCAGCGGTCAACGGTTCAAGCTATGACGTTATCGAACAAAACTACGCTTGGAGCGGTTACACCACAGAGCGAACAGGTATTGATACAGTTGATAACATTGAAAGTATTATCTACCCACCCGAAGTCGTCGCTGGTGGCGATATCGGAGAGATAACTGGTAGCACAGGAGATAGACAACTAGGAAACGGCGACTACTCAAAAACAGCCTTTGACGTAGAGGCGCTACTCATAGAGGTGGATGGGTTCTTTGATTATAAGCCTAATATCTACGAGATCCCGAATTTGTTAGAAATCGCCTACAACCAAATACAAGAGGGCTTAAGGTCGTATATGGGGAGAGACGATTTAGAAATAGAAGTGCAGCTATTAAATAGCGAGTTCACGGAGATAGAACTTTATGATATTTATGGCAATAGTTATGTATACCAACCTCAGTACCTACCCCGAACGATTGACACGGCGCATAAATACAAGGTTATTGTCAACGGGAGCCTTGGCGATAGCAACCAAGTACACATTAATTTCTTGGAGTACAACAATGCCAATAATGTAAGCTATGCAGACCAAAACATTTTGGAGACCTTGGATAGTGCTTACTGGACAGAACATAACCCCGAACATTTCAAGTATGGTTTGAATGATATCACGGGTAAAAGTGTTGCTATTTTGAATGATGCAGAGGCTACTTATATCCAGACACACAAGAACCAAATGGAGCACACTCAGTTGACTTTCAAGGAAAACAGGGAAACGCTAAAACAAAGTGTGGACTTGTCTAATAAACAGGTTGCAAACGCTAACTCACAAGCAAGTTATAATGCACAGTATGCCGTGGATAGCGCCAACATTAAACAATGGACGGATGGAGTCGGCGGACTCTTAAGCGCTGGAGGCAAGCTATTTTCTGGGGATATAGGGGGCGCACTTGGTGGGCTTGCATCTACTGGAATGGGGGTATTTACGAACAACCGAGACTATAACAATAAGATAGTTCAACAAGGGTTCACAGATACAAACAACGCCTTAAACTCGCAATCAAACGCCCTCAACAATATGAAGTCAAAAATCGCCCTAGACCAATCTATCAGAGCATATAATGCCAGCATGGCAGACTTACAAAATCAGCCTATCAGCGTGCAACAAATTGGGAATGACTTGGCTTTCCAAGCTGGACATTATCTGACTGACGTTTATTGGAAGATTTCATTGGCGCAAAAGGAAATCATGGGAAGGGCTAACGAATACATTAAGTGCTATGGCGTGCTTGTCAACTGGTTCAGTAATGATGCCTTAAGCGTGATGAAGTCAAGAAAGCGGTTTAATTATATCAAGATGATAAACGTAAACCTTGGAACCTTAAGGGCTAACCAATCACACATGAATGCCTTGATGGCTATTTTTCAATCAGGCGTGAGAATCTGGAACTATTCTGCTAACAAAGAAGATAAGATTTTGTTTGATATCCAGAAGAATAACCCGAATTTCTAAAAGTATGATATAATGAAATCAGAAAGGAGTGATTTTCTATCGAAGAACTAGAAAAATGGTACAATCCGCAAAAAATGTTATCCTATAACCAGTATCTTAATTTTGTTATAGGGGGGCGTGGGATTGGTAAAACCTTTGCCTTAAAAAAGTATCTTTTCAAGCGGTTCATTGATAAGGGCGAGCAGTTTATTTATCTAAGGCGGAATAAATCCGAACTGGATCGCATAGATAAGGACAAGTTTTTTACTACTGAATTGCTCAAACAAGTTTTTACCAATTTTGAAGTTATAGACAGTGATGCCAGCAAAATCCATACGAAGATTATCTTTAAGGCTGATAATATGGAGGAAGAGGAGAATGTACTTGTCTTATCTTCTACCAAGATTATTCTTAACGGGAAAATCGTTTGCTATCTTAAGAGCCTATCAACTTGGGTGGACTTAAAAGGTTCAGAATATGATGAAGTCATGAGTATTCTCTACGACGAGGTTTTGATTGACGTTACCAGTAAAAAACGTTATCTTGATAACGAGGTAGAGGTGTTACTTAACTTTATCTTTTCGGTTTTCCGAAGACGTGACGGATGCCACGCCTACCTTTTATCAAATGCAAGTAATTTCAACAATCCCTATTTTGCCTTTTTGAAATTTTACGAGGCAACCGATAAGCGCTTTTACAACTTAAAACAATATGCAACGCTTATAGAATTCCCTCCACACTCAGCTTTTCAGACTGAGGAAGAAAAAGAAAGCGGATTCTTTAAACTCTTAAGTAAGTCAAGCATTTATGAAAGCGTTGCTAATAACGAGTTTCAGATAAAGAATGACAAGAACATAGCTAAAATTAAGGGCTTAAAATCTAGGTTATATAGCTTCTATTGTGATGGTACTTTCTTGACAGGGTACTACATTGATAACATGGTATATATTGCCAAAGGTTACGATAAGAACCTAACAGCCTATTGTCTAGAAGTGGAACAGGTAGAAGACGGGTTTGTTTACTTGAACAAGTCAAGCGCTCTAGGTAAGACATTAAGAAGTCTATACCTTAAAAATATGCTCATATATGAGGATTTAGAAACAAAAAACAAATTTTTAGAGGTTATCAATCATGTTATATAATATTATGTTAGACGTTGCAAAAGGCGATTATATCACTTTCCTATTTATCCTAATTCTGTTTGATTTTATCACGGGTTTTCTCAAGGCTTGGAAGTGGAAGGTTACCGATAGCTGGACAGGGTTAAAAGGGGTTATCAAACACACCTGTACATTTATTTTTTACTACTTTGTAGCCGTGTTTTTAACTTACATTCAGGCAATGATGGTTGGTCAGATTCTGCTAATTATCATCAATCTATATTATGTATTGTCAATCATGGAAAATCTAGGTGTTATGGGTGTATTTATTCCTAAGTTTATGACCGCAAGGGTTCAAGCTGAGTTACAAAAATATACAGCGCAACTGGATTCTGGAAAAGAATTGCTAGAAGATTTTAAAGGAGCAAAACAAGATGAAAAAGAATGATTTATTTATAGATGTATCTAGTCATAACGGCTACGATATTTCAGGTCTTTTGGAGACGATGGGAACAACTAACACCATCATCAAAATATCAGAAAGCACAAGCTACATCAATCCCTGTTTAAGCGCTCAAATTGAGCAGTCTACACCCGTTGGATTTTATCATTTTGCCTGGTTCGGTGGAGATGTAGAAGAAGCAGAAAGAGAAGCAAGATATTTCCTTAACAACGTACCTACTCAAGTCCCTTACTTGGTGCTTGACTATGAAGACCACGCAAGCGAAGACAAAGAAGCCAATACTAATGCTTGCTTGCGCTTTATGCAAATTCTTGCTGACGCTGGATATAAACCGATTTATTATAGCTATAAGCCTTTTACACTCAATAATATTGACTATCATCAAATTCTTGAGCAATTCCCTAATAGTCTATGGATTGCGGGGTATGGGCTAAACGATGGAAACGCAGATTTTGAATACTTTCCAAGTATGGACGGCATCAGATGGTGGCAATACTCAAGCAACCCATTTGATAAGAATATAGTACTTTTAAACGATGAACCAGAAAAAGAACCAAAAACCGCTGGAACATGGAAACAAGATAAAAATGGCTGGTGGTTCAGACGTGCAAACGGTTCTTTCCCTTACAATAAATGGGAAAAAATCGCTGATGTTTGGTACGACTTTGACAGCAAGGGCTATTGCTTAACGTCTCAATGGGTGCTATATAAAGATAAATGGTATTATCTCAAGGATAATGGCGCAATGGCTACTGGTTGGGTGCTAGTAGGCTCAGAATGGTACTATATGGACGATTCAGGCGCAATGGTTACTGGTTGGGTTAAATATAAAAACAACTGGTACTATATGACAAATGAGCGTGGAAATATGATTTCTAATGAGTTCATTAAGAGCGGTAAAGGTTGGTATTTCATGAACGCAAACGGAGAGCTTGCAGATAACCCATCATTTACAAAAGAACCAGACGGACTAATAACCGTAGCATAACAAAAAAGCTAGTAGATTCATTCTACTAGCCTTTTTTATATTCTGAAATGATTTTGTAGGCGTCATCATCTGGATTGTCCAAAGCAAGGGAACAAAGAGCAGATAGGACGCTATTCACTTGATTATATTTCTGTAAATAATGGTTTTCTAGTTGCTTTTGATTGCTGATATGCTTTTCATAACCAGATAGTGAAAAAGAGTGATGTAGGCTGATAAGTTGCTGAACTAGTCTAGCTTTTTCCAAGCCGTCTGGATATGCTTTAATAAATTGTGAAAGCGCTACTAAATATCGCTCAAATGAATGTAAGATAATTTCATCAATCGTAATTAAACCCCTTACACTTTTAGCTGATAGTGAAAGCAAGCTATCTGATAATAGTCTCAATTCTGTTTCATATTGTAAGCGCTTTTCTTGCTCTTCTAGACGTGTATTTTCTTCCATGGTATTAACCCCCTACATTCTCTAAATAACTCACTAGGCGCAAAATAGAAGCCGTGTTGCTATCGTTTTCTCGCTTTAGCTTGGTAATGGTGCTTTGTTGTTGCTCAATCTGTTTCTGTTGCTTAAACAGGTTATAAGTCAATAGTGATAGAATCACTAGAAAAGCGAGTATAACCAAGTTACAAAAAGCGAACCACCAGAACCAGAATCGCCCTTTTTTATTTAATTTGTTGTATGATTGTTTCATAGTTTAGTACCTAAAAATGTATAAATCCCTTTCTACTGATAAATATGTAACCCTTAATGTACCTTTATAAGCCCTAGAGCCATCTCTTTGATGATGTATGTCTACATCATACAAATCATAATGAGTAGGCTCAAAGCCTTCTATATCCTCAAATATAGGTTTTAAACGACTAATAGCATAGTCAAGAGAAATGACTGGAAAGCCGTCAAAATGGTATTGCTTGACTATCTTTCTAGCTTTTTCTATCTGTTGTAGTTGAGCCTTATCCATTTAATAACCTTCCCTTCCTTGTACATATCTTTCAAAAGCTGATTTTAGACAAAAATGTTTGTATTTTGAAAATTTAAGTTTTTTCACATCTTCAAATATAACAAGCGTATTTAATCGCTCATTTTTAAAATAGTTCTCATGGACTTCTTTATAACCACGATTTCTATATAATTCTTTTTCAGCTTCTAGTTTTTCATCTGGAAACTTATCTATACATTGAATCTTAAGGGGTGTTACCCCCTCAAGAATAATTTGAAATTGTGCTATCATTTTAAATCTCCTTATCCAATTTCTTCAAACCAGTCTGAAATATTTGTGTATAGTTCAGAAAGTGTTTTAACTCGTTCAGAATATTCAGCAAATGGAACAAACTCATTGTTTCTATACAATTCAAGTTTACGCTCATCTCCTAAATCAACAATCTGACTTACATGGTCTCCGTAGATTTCAGCGCTATCCACTCCAAAGAGTAAATCAAGCGCTTGCCCGTGAGTTAATTCTGCAAAAGTTTTATCATTGTGATTTACAAATAAGGCTTTCATTTTTAACATTGTTTTATAACTCCTTTAACTTTCTGATACTATTATATCATTTTGCAAAACCCTTGTCAAGCGATTTGTTAAATTATTTTTATTTTATTTTTTAGAAATGTTTTTATCTCATTTCTAACTATAACTAGTATATCATATACAGAAATTATTGTCAAGAGATTTTGTAAAATATTTTTAAATTATTTTTAAATGTTTTTGCTTGACATTTTTCTAAATAGTGTTATAATAGATATAGAAATAAAGGAAAGGATTTTTTAGAGATGATAGGTTAGTGATTTTAATTTTGAAAATAATTGAAAATGAAATTTCTCTTTCATTTCATTTTGGATTTTCCACTTGGGGAATTTTTCAAAAAGGGGTGGGGGCTGTCTCTTATACACATCTCCGAGCCCACGAGACTCGACGTCATCTCGTATGCCGTCTTCTGCTTGAAA